GGGTCACGCCACGACGCGACACCGGTTTCACGGCGAAGGTCGTAGGACACGTCTGGGTGAATGTAACCCATGTACATGCCGTTGAACGAAACAGCGTTGGCCTTGCGGAGAGCGGCGACAATCTTGCGAACGTCGTTTGCCTCGATGATGTCTGCTGCCGCAATGTTGTTGCGAGCAGTTGGGGTGGTGGTTCCGCCACCGCCGTAGATCACGTTGGTGCCAGCCGAAAGCACGTCACGGATAACTCCGTCAATGCTGATACCGGCGTTGTAACCAACAAGGTTTGCGGCTGCTGCATCCACGTCAAGGAACGACGTGCCACGCAACTTGGCGGTGGTGTTCACGGCATTGCCGTACTCATCCAACGTCACTTCAACTTGGCTGTCACCCATGACAACTGGGGTCACGTCGGTGTCCTCAGTCAAGGTGCTGGTCTTCTCGCTCAGGTCATTGAAAATGGTGAACTTCACCGATGATCCTGGCATTGCTTGTGCGACTGGCATCACGTCTGCAACCGCGTCGAACAAAAGTTCGCTGCGGAGTGCGAAGTACGCAATCCTGTCAAATGCAACCTGGTCTGTGAGCAGGCTGCTCTGTTGTGTCTTGGACATTTCCTGTGGTTCTTTCTCCCACAGGTTTATGCCCGTGGGCTAGATGTTTTCTGCTTCTTGTCTTGCTTGAGCCAAAATCTGCATGACCTCTTGCTCGTTACGAGCCTGATTGATTTTGGTTGACCAATCGACCACAGGATCACTTGACTCACCGGCACGTTGAGCCTTCGTAATACGGCTCCACGCATCAGCCTCAGATTTGGCTTGCGCCGTCTCTGCTGCTTTCGCAATGAGATTCGCTTCCTCCGCTGCTAACCGGATTGCCTCTGGTGTTACTTCACCGTCGTAGCCTTTTACGAAATACTTCGAAACAGGATTATCCATTGGGACTCCTGCTTTGATGAAAGCCATTTCGCGTTTGACTGCTTCGGCTTCCGCAAGCTGTTTCTTCAGCTCTGCGGATTCCTTTTCCAGTAGACGCATCCGTGCCCGCACGGGGTCTTTCGGTGCCTCGTCAACATTGTCGTCTTCGAACTCGTGGACATTGGACATTGGCTCACTCCTTTACCCACACCAGGTTGGAGGTTCCTGGTGGCTGTGTCTGATATGACAACTACCAGAGTAGCAGTATGACTACTTTTGTCAAGGGGGTGCTATTGGGCCATGCCTGCACCGGTTTCAACGGTGCCGGAGGTGGCTCCTGTGGTGCGTGCGAATGATCCGCCGCCAGCGAACTCTCCGACGCGTTGAGCGCGACGGCGTTCCAGTTCTTGTTGGGCTTCAATGTTGTAACCGAACGCTGCCCCAACCTTTTGTTCTTGGGTAAGCATCTGTTCGCCTGTCATTTCGCTATACAAGCCGGATAGTTCACCGACCTGTTCGAACACTTGTTGGGCTTGGGATGGGGTGTAGCCGCGGGCAATCAGGTCTTCGGCGGTTTGTGATAGCAACTCAAAGCCGGCTTGCTCGTTGGCGCGGGCAGCGATTTGGGCGGCTTGGGCTTGGCGGGTGAGGACTGGGGCGCCTTTGGCTGGGTCTAGGAAGTAGCCGACGAGTTCTTTTTCTCCGACGTTGTAGAGTCTTTGCATCTGGCGTTTTACTTCTGGGTCGGCTTCGGCTACGAGACGGTATCCCTGGTTGATTCGTTCTTGAAGTTCGGCGTTGGAGACGTCACCTTCGATGAGTTTGCGGAAGTCGTCTGGTTCGTCGTAGGCACTGAACATTTCTGGGCCGAGGTTTCGGCGTAGGGTTTCTCGATACTGTTCTTCCAACCCGATGTAGGTGGCTGGATCGAGTTCGGGGAGTCGCTTTTTGGCGCGTGCTTCGTTGGCTTTGAAACGGGTGCGGAACGTTTCGGTGTCACGCAACTGGAACAAGATGGCGTCTCCGTCGGTGATGCCGCGAGCAATGGCGTCACGGACGTTGCCTTCCAATGCGCCCAAACCGTAGCGGTTGAGCAAGACCTGTAATTGTGCAAAGGCATCAACACGGCGTTGGGTTTCTGTTGGATTTTCCCCGTCGCCATTACCAGCGCCGCTTTCTGTTGGGCCAATGTCGGTGCGGGTTATGTTGCCGTCAATGCCGGTGACGACTTGGATACGGCGACCGTTTTCTTCGACGACTGTCGAAGACGCAGCGTAGTTACGCCGTTTCGCCGCGTAGGAATCAACTGGTGAAGCGGGTTGCCGTGTGGCTTCTGGCGCCAAACCAGGCTGTTCAGGTGACAACACGCCAGCCTCTACTGCGGCCCGTTGTTGGGCAACTGGAATCGTTGCTACGTCTTCTTCTGGAAGAAATGCCATGCTCATTTACGGAACCCGAAAGCCTTCTCCAAAGTAGACACAATGCTAGACACCTCTTGCTCAGCCTGCGGCGTGAACTGATAGCCGTACCGTTTATCTGACTTGATTTTGAACAACCAATCATTCAACGACAACTGGCCCTGGTCCTTACTGCCGAACGCTTCAGCCCACTTCGGATCATTCACCCAGTCAATCTCAGACGGGTCCACCCCGAGAGTGCGCGCAGCGTAAGCCTTGTAGTTATAGAAGATGTCTTCCAAAGAAACACCGGCATCTATCTGGTCCGCGAGGTGACCGTATTGGCCTTTTGCGGTGCGTTGAGCTTTCTGCAAAATGGAGTCCTCGGTAACCATCATCCCGTTGTATGGGGTGTTCGTCAATGCGGCTTTTAGTTCGGCATCAGATACGACATACCCGTATGCTCGACCAGCGTTGCGGATACGGTCAGCAATCTCTGACTGCATCGCAGTAGTCGGTTTCGCACCATACGCATAGTTGTAGACCCCGAACTTGAGGTCGTCGCCAGACCAGTTTTTGCGGGCTGCGTCACGGGCAACAGCATCAAGTTGTGCGGTGTCCAACTGAAGATCGGCGTACTGTTTGGTTATCTCGTTCTTTTTGACGCGAATCAGTTCGGCTTGTTTTGCTGGGCTGAAATCAAATGCTTGTTCGGCTTCGCTTGTGCGTTGACCGTACGAGGTACGTTCCACGTCGGCACGGAAAGCGCCAACTTCTGCTTCGGTTTCTAGTTGACCGTACGCATCCTCTGTTGCTGCTTTGACAACGATAGAAACGACATCGCTACCGAAGAAGTCCACGAACTGTTGTTCGCCTTCGCCGCCATCGAAGCTGGCCGCAAACTGTGGGAATAGGGTGCGCAGTTCTGTTCGAACCGCATCGGTCAAACCCATCGGACCAGTGCCGGCTACCGCTTTCTTCTTTTTCTTTGTGGTCGTTGGCGGTGCGGCACCAGTAATTGCGCCAGTAGTCGTCGTCGGAGTGGTTGTAGTTGGTTCGGTTTCAGTGGTAGTTGTAACTGCACCGGTCTGGGTGGTTGTGACTTTCGGTGTCGCGGTTCTGCCGACTCCAACGCGGACGTTCGGGCCAGGAATGTTCGTTTTCGAAACCTCAACAGCAGGTGCCGTTTGTGGAGTCACTGGCCCGAATCCGCCAGGGATTTGCTGAACAGTCGGATTGACCGTCAAACCTTTGGCGACGCCGCCCTGCTCATAGTTGAACAAGTCCTGCATTGCTTTCTGATAAGTAGCAAACTTGGCGTCGTTTGTCGGGTCCTTCAAATAAGAACGTTCCGCATCATCCTTCGTTTTGGTGCGGGTTTGCACACCCAAATCAAACTTGCTTTGAGCCATTTCTCCCGAAGTAATCGCTTCCTCGGCCTGTTTCTCAACGTCTTTCACTTTTTCCCGCAGGGCTTTAGCTGCTTTATCTGCTTTCTTTACTGCCTGTTCAGCGGTAACAAGTTGTGCTTTGATTGTGTTGCGCTGGGCTGCAGTAATGTTCGGCGCTCTTAGTTGCTGTAACAGGTTGTCACGAACTGTTTGCGCTTCTTTGAGGTCAGCCTCAGCCTTCTTTAGATCGTCCTGCAACGCCATTACTGCCCACCCACCAACAACTCAAGCGCTCGACCAATACGCATCGCAGCCCTACGATTCGGGTCAATACCAGCAACCTGCATCTGTGCAGCAGTCTGAACCGAAGGAGAATCCTGCGACGAAGCAGCACGCTGACGCTGCTGATTCTGAATACCAGCAATAGCCTGCTGCAACTCGGTCTTCGTCAAATTGCGACCCAACTGACGGAACGACTCCTCACGCAAATAGACGCCCAAATCCTCAGCAGACGTAACACGCACACCAGCACCACCACCAACACCCTGCGTTGCTGGCATCACCGTAAGTTCCGCATACAACGGTTCCCACGTCACACCACGAGAGTTCGCGTAATACAACAAGTCTTCCATCGCTTGCAAATCTTTCGACTCAAAACGGGTGCCGGCAAGTGCTGTTGCGGAAGGTTTGCCGTTGGTGCCATAGAAACCGCGTGACGCCAATAGATTCAACACGGCACCGCCAACAGCAGTACCAGCAATTTTGCTCAACTCGACACGAGCATCTTTGGTTGGGTCGTATGGGGTGCGGGCGATGTTGCCGTTTTGGTCAACGAGAAGATGGCCTCCGTAACGCATCGGGCGGTCAACCGATCCGCTACGGCGAATGTCGGGGAACGCAATCTGTTCCAACCCTGGTGCGATACCGGTAACCTTGCGAGTTGCGTAAGGATAGTTGGCGCCGAGAGGTAGTTTGTTGGTTTGGCTGGCACCAGCAGCCTGCTGCAACATGGCCGCAAAGTCCTGATCTATCGGCTGAGTGTCCTGATTATCTCCGTTTGCCATTAGTCCTCGACCTGTTGTGCCAATAAACGTTGCCACACGCGGGAGAACCCAGGCTCCCGTTGCGCCAACGCTTCACCAATACTAGCCATAGCGCTCCTCAGAGGCGCCGCAGACTTCGCAGTAGCAAAACCTGACGGCTGACCGCCACGCGACACATACGTTCCAACAGCCTGATCGAGATACTCCAAGTATTCGCTGACAGCTTTGGCGGTCGGATTCTCCGCAACACGAGGATCGGCCACCAAGTTGCGTAGTTCCTCAACGTCGTTTTCAAACTTACCGACAGTGAACTCGGCTTTTAGCGGGAAACCTGGATACTGTTTGTGCAAGTATTCGCGGTAGGTGCGCAGAATGTTCTGCTGTTCTTCGTTCGGGTATGGTCCGACGAGGCGGCGTGCGGCACGGTATTTGGCTGAGCCGATGCGCTGTTGGGCGATAGCGACCACTTGTCGGTCGGTGAGACGTTCACGTTTGCCTTGCTGCAACTGGCGTTGCCAAACCGTGAAGTTGAACTCTGAGCCGGCTGGCGCGAGATAGGCGGCGGTGTTCTCGTATTGGGCTAACAGGTCACCGTTGCGACGTTCCCAATCGGAGAACTCCTCGGTCGCCTCTAAACCTTCCTGCAAAGAACGGGTCTTGGATGCCACGTAGAGGGTTACTTCGTCGCCGTACAGTTCCAAGAACTTCGGTACAGCGGTGTCATAGTCTTTGGCTTGCAAATCGTAGAACTCTTTGACGAGTGCCGATACGAACTGGTCGCCCTGTTCGGTGGGGATGACGAACTCGGTGGCTCCTGCGGTTGGTCCCAAGAACTGTGATGATGCGCGCATCAACGTCAAAATGCGGGCTTTGGCTTTCGCATCCTTGTACAACTGGTTCGTTGAGTTCGGGTCATCCAAGTCATAGTCACCTGATGCCGATAATGCTCGCAAGGTTTCGATGTAGGTGTTGCCGAATACGTTGTCAAGTTTGCCGGTGTCGGCACGTATGGCTTGAATGAACTTATCGGTCCACTGGGGGACTGGGTTGAACGCGCTCCCAACGCCTTTTTCTCCGTAGGGGAGCAGGAAGTCTTTCACGGCATCAAGTTGTGGGGCGTCAGGCAACTGTGATGCGGCCACCTGCATCATCGGTCCAAGAGACGGATACGCGTTGATACCTTGCGACAAACGCTTCACCGGAGCTTCCAACGGCGCGTTGATACCAGTCAACAGTTTGGCGAGTGTGCCGGAACCAGGGAACGCAAACATCATCTGATTCGTGGTTGGGTCACGATAGAAGAATCCGCGACCATCGTTGTCGTAATCGGCACCCAACGCACCCGAATACACGCGCTGGAACGAACGAACAGTGTTGACTGGGTTACCTTTCAGGAAGCCGATGTATGTGCCCAATACTTCACGCCAAGCAGGTGCGAATGGCATGATGATTCGCAACGCGTCTTCAAGGTTCGACTTGTTGGATGCGTCATAAAGAAGTTCTTTCGTTTGTTGGACCGCCATGAAGCGGGCATATTCGTCAAGTTCTTCTGCGGTTGCAGTACCGCGAGTCATCGTGGATGCCTTCAATACTTCCAACGTTTTTTTGCTACCAAGATATTGGGCTTCACCAATACCCAATGCTTTGGCGTTGTCGCTGATTTGCTTTAGGAGTTTTTCTGCTTCTTCGGGGCTGAGCATGTCGGCTTGTTCAGCGATGATTTGGGCGTAATACTGGCGGAATGTTGGTGAACGATCAAGAATGTTGGATGCTTTGCCAGCAATCTCGTTGAAGAACCAGTTGATGCTTCTGTCAAACGCTGCGGTCAAACCGTTTTTTTCTTCTTTGCGTTCCATGATTTCGCGCTTGACAACTTGAGGCAAACCAGTCTTGGTCGTTTCGTCCCACAACGGCAAACTTTGGACGATTCGACGTGAAGCATCGACACCCTGCGACTGTGGACCAGCAGCAAGTTCACCGGTGACAGGCACAACAGTCGCAAACTTCTTGCCCTCAAACTCGATAACGCCGTCACCGAACGCATCAACGATGACGCGGCCTTCTTCGTCACGGAACGATGTCACGACACCTACACGGTCTTCACCAATCTGTACCAGGCTGCCTATGCGGTGGATGCCATCGTCTTTGCCTGCGCCACCAACAATGGTCAATTCGCCAACGGCACGTTCAACCGTGGGGACACGCACGTGAACACCTTTTTTGATTGTGGTAAGGGGTATTTGGTTGAACGCGGCCATGAACTGTACGTCTGGCAGATTGCCTGTTTGAACCTGAACGTTGCCGAGTACGACGCGGCGCATGTGTTGACCAAGGAAAATGTCAAGGTCGTCTGTGCGCATCTGGCTAAAGGGAACAAAACCTTTTTGTTTGGCTGTTAGCGCGTTATCAGGGTTGACAACGGTGAAACCTTCACCACCGCCGTAGTACATGTCTTCAATGTCTTCAAGAATCTCTTTCTTTGATTTAGCGTAGGCAACCAATCTGGCAACCAAACCGTCTTCGGTTCCACCACCGGCAAGATGTTCGGCAGCCAAACGATCCAACTCGTCGCCATTTATCAACGCAACATTGTTCAACACTCCATCGGTGTGGAACTGCATACCGTTCACGTCACCTCGGCTGGCTCGCGCCCAAGCATTAGTTTTCTGCAAATGGTCGGCTGCACCAACAGCATCCAAACCTTGCTCGCGCATACCGAAACGCAGGTTTTGGCGCATCGCCTGTTCAATTTCTGACAGGTTGGCTTCTGCAATCATCTCCAGTTTGTCCCCACCCAAGAGGCGTGACGTGCCGTTGACGATACGGTTCCAGACCACGGGGGCTTTGCGACCAGTTTGCGCATAGCTGATGGTGACAGCGCCTTGAATGGTGCGACGCTCAGCCTGACCCAGAACGAGCATCAAGTATTGGAATGGGTGGGTGAGTGCAGAGTTCAATCCGGCGAACGCCATACGTACTTGTGCATCAAAACCGTTTCGCACCACATAGCCACCAGTAGCGAGTGCCAGAGGTTTCCATACTTCGTTTTGTATGCGATCTATCGCTTCGATAGCAAAACGTTGTTCGCCAGTGTTGACGCGTCGCTTGACTACGGTGCGAGCATCTTGCACCGTTTTTTGTAGTGATGCGACTTCTTCCGCAACCGTTTGCGGCATCGTGGACTTCTTCGGGTATTGGTCGGCAATAGCAGACAGGCGACTTACCGCTTGGTCGTATTGGTCTTTCATTTCGGGTTTGATGACAGTGAACTCTCGAAGTGCTGTCTTGGAGGCGCCACGTACTTTGGTCAACCTGGACAGCCACGGGTTGCTGGTTGCTCTACGGATTTGCTGTACGTCTGGCAAGAAGTGGACGCGATTTAGCAACTCTGATAGTTGCAGTGGTCCGCTAATCTGTAGGTTCTTCGGATTTCCCAAAGCCTCAATCAACGATTCGATTTCTTCTGTGGGCAGATAGTCAAGGTTCTTATTCGCAATAAACGAATACATCTTGTTATCTGTTGGCATACCTTGACGGTTCAGCATGTATTGGCGAAGATTGTCAATGCCGCCGTTGGCTTTCTTTATCATGTCATCAGCGAGTTCAACATCCATACCGTTCGCGGTCAAAGCTGCTCGGACAGCACCGTTGAACGTGTCTAGTACGCGTTTCTTACCTGCGGCAGTGGTGCCTTGGGCAAGGTTGCGGATTGCTTCGCCGCCGATTGCCTCAACTTTGGCGTCATCAACTCCAGCAGCTCGCAGGAAACGGATGATGTTCAATGCGCCTTTGCGGTTGTCTTCGTCGGTGCCGTTGATAACGATGGTGTTCTCTGGCATCGTTTGGAACCAGCGTGATTTGCGGATGCCGTCAGCAAACGGGATTCGTTGCACGATCTCACCGATTCTGCGTGACGGTGAAATAACCGACTTTTGGTATCGGCGCACGTCACGGAATAGTGAGCCGTCTTCCATTGTCCAGCCGCCAGCCAATGCGTCAATAACTTCGTCACCGGTTTGGGCATCAGCCAACGCTGCGACCACTTCGTTATCGAGACGACCTTCAAATCGTTCCAAGATTTTGACTGGTGATGTTTCGGTGGTGAGATAGTCCACGAGTTGTTTGGCGCGAGGGTTCTCGTTCCAGAAACGAATAAACTTTTTGCCTTCAACGGTGACACCGGCAAGGTTGGTGGCGACACCTGCTTCATCTGCCAACGCTGCGGCTTCTTGCGCCAACGCACCTTTTGTCAACAATGGCACCATGTACTTGGGTGAGGTGGCAGCTTTGTATGCCTTGGTCAATGGTCCTGTCGGGTCAGTTTTTATCAGCACCATCGCATCAAGGACACCAGACAAAATGTTGTACGGCTTCGTGTTCGGTTGCAAGTTGACAAGATTGGCGGCTCCACGCCCAACCGTCCATGCTGATCCGTTGATGGTGCCTCGATAACGGCGGGCACGTTCAGCCTGTTTCTTCATCCCTTCTTCAGAGAGGAAGAATCCTTCGCCGCGCAACTCGGGGTTCTCAATCATCGTTCCTAGCGACGTTTGAATAAACCAGCCGTCAATGTCATCGTTTTTGTCAAACAGTTGAGCCGCAGCACCCTGCACGGATTCAGGCAAAAAGTTGAGTGCAGCGGTACCCCAACGTGAAACAGCTTTGATGTTGTCATAAATCTGTGTCGGCAAAGCACGAGGCGGCTGCGAAACCTGCGCCTCAGCAATCTGTTTCGCCTGCAAACGACCAGCAGCGTCAATAACTTCATCTGTTGCGTTTGCTTTCGCTAACGCCAACTGGGTTTGTGGTGTCAACCAGCCTGCACGCTGTTTCACTCGCGTCAGATTCGTCGCAACATCAGGACTCAACGATGGTTGTGGTTGCGCCCCCTGATTTTTTTTCAGGTAGACGTCATTAGAAAGCGGATCGAGGTTCGCTTCCCATCTCACAGTTCGTCTCCATACGCATCAACAGCATCCAACAAATCATCCAACTGGTATGCGACAGCAATCTGACGTAGTTCGTCGACGGCTTGTTGTTGTGGGGTAATCATCGGGATGCCGGCTGCGGCTGGACCTGGACCAGGGCCGAATGGTGCGCCAGCAGTGATCGGTTCTTGTGGTCGTCCAGTTGGTGCAAACAGGGAACCTGCCGGCATTGGGCGAGCAAACTGTTGTGTTTCTGTTGGCGAACGACGCATCGGTACTGCTTGTTGTGCTTGCATCTGTTCTTGGCGTTTGCCGTAGGTTTGGCCTCGGGCAGCCATCATTGCTGGACCTTCGTTGTATGCAGTGTCGCTCATTTATGCCCCCAGTTGTGCGAGTAGTGCCTCGATCGGTGGCGGGCCTGCTGGTGCGGCTGCGGGTGCTTCAGCGCCCATACCTGGCATTGCTAGTCCTGGCATGGTTTCTGGTGAGCCTGCTGGCATCGCTTGTGCTTGTCGTTCACGTGCCCGTTCATCGGTGCGACGTACCGCATCGAATAGTGGGACGTCTTGTTCTACGACGAGACGGGTGAGGTAGGCGAGGTCGTCTGGCTGGTATGGGCCTTCAGGGTTAGCTGCCTGCTGCTGGATGGATTGCAGGAGTGCAGCTTCGACGCCTTCTGCGATGATGCGATCATGCTCCAGGTCTGGGTCGGAAATGAGTGGGTCGGCTTCACGAGCAGATTCTTTTGACATCAAACCGACACCCAAACGTTGTCCAAGTCCGATGATAAGCGAATTCACATCCGAACCTGCTGCCGAATATGCGACATAGTGGAAATCGGTTTGCCACACTTTGTTCGGCGTGTAGGACTCTTGGCCTTGTGTCGTACGACCACTCAAGAAGAATGTTTTTGGTTGTTCACCCCAATACGCTTTTTCGAGTGCGATGGCGATTTTATCTTCGTGGAGTAACGAGTTGGCGAAGGTTTCTTGTGCTTCTTGTACACGGTAATCCACGGTCGCAGAAAGAACAGCTTCGCCTCGGCGTCCGGTTCGGATGTTGGTTGCAGACTCGCCACCGAACTCTGCGGGTATCGCGCCTTCAAGACGTTCTTGGCGTTCCAAACGGTCGAGGGCTGTGTCGGTTTTGTAACCAGGATTTAGTTGCAACTGCTGGATGTCGCCACCTTTGACAACACCCAAGATGCCGGCTTTGCCGTCGGCAAGTTGCATGATCTCAGGGTTTTCTCCTGGGCGTGCAACCAAATATTCTTCAGGGAAGATGCCGCGCTCAATAGCGATCTCGGTCAACGCTTGGAGACGGGCACGCGTGTAGTACATGCCGAGTACGCCGTCGAATTGGCCGCGTGGTTTGTCGAGGGTGATGCGTTGTGGTACGACTGCGAGTGGCATACCGGTGCGATTCGGGATTGCTTCTAGAAGGATTGCTTCCAAACCTGCACGCTCGGACTGTGACAGCTCAGGGTTGTCTTCGGCACCCAAGACGATGAGTTGCATGGATTCGCCGCATACGTATTCGAGGAGTGTGTAGCGGGCGTCGGAGTCGACGCGACCGAAACGCAACTGGTCCGCAACCAGCGGCCCATAGTTTTTGAGAAGCCATGATGCGGTGACGCGTGAAGTGAAGATGCAGTTTTCTGGTACGACGTCATCGTCTTCCATTGGGGCAGCGAACGTGTCCAGCGGGTTGCGTACGACCCATTTTGGGGTGAGGGTGGCGAAGTCTGGTTTGATGAAGACTGGGGAGGATGAGTATGCGAGGAGGTGTCGTGCGCGGCGACGCAGTTTCATCTGCATCTTGTTCTCATCCCAGAACGACAGCAATGCTTTCTTGCGCATACGCGCATACTTCTTGGCGTTCTCCGAACCTTCCTTCACCGGAGGAAAGAACGGTGATGGCATCGTGGACGATACACGCATCGACATCTGATCCAAGCCCTGCACGAGCAGGTTGGCGACGTTAGTTTTCGCGTTGCGGTCTAACTCGTTGAGTGGTACTACGACGTCACCGTTGGCGAGGTCGCGCACGCGACGCATCTGCTCATGTACAGGTCCAGCCGCGAGCCGGCGCTGGTGGTAGAGTTCAACGATTTCGTCTAGTGAGCGCACAGTCTCCAATACGATAGCAAATCATATCCAGGTTGGTCGCCACATGCGTGGTGGACGCTTCACCGGACCGAGCTGAGGCATGTGGAGTTCTGCGAACCAGTGTGCCATTACGAGGTCGGTGCCGTTCTTTTTGTTGCGAGTCCAACTGGACATTTCCTCAATGAACGCGAGCGTCTTCCAGTTTTCTCTCATCGTCGGCAACCGTATTTGTCCTGCCCGCCAGAGTGGGGGGAGTAGTGCTTCGACACCTAGGTTTTCGTCTAGTTTGTTGCGGGAGGTCGTATGAGGAACAACCATGACACCGTGAAGGGCTTGCCACTTGCGAACGAAATCGTGAGCCAACAGGAAGCGTTGGGCGGCGTTGACTTCCACAATCCAATGGGAGATCGGGTAGCCCATCTCGAACGACCTATTCTGCCAAACCTCCATTATGCCGCCGTACTGTCGGCTGGACGTATCAAAACCAAGTAGCTCCTCAGCAGTCAGTTTGGTTCGTTCAACGTCTATCAGGTAGCGCAGGTTGGTGTTCGGTTGGAATAGCCACCATTGGACTGCCCAAAAGTTTGTGGGGCTGGGGTCTACGGATGCAATCGAGATGATTGGGGGTTCTAGGCCGCCTGGGATGTAGCCGGCTTTGCGGTCACCGTCAATGCACCCTGGGTACAGTACGCCGTCGTTGCCCATGCCGCCTGTTGCCCAGACGCGTTCAATCAGGTATTGGCCTTGTGCCATGTCTTCTTGCTGGTAGATGACTTGGAACTTGGCAGGCGTCGAGTGTTTCAGGTACGAGAGGTCTTTCCACGACAAACGATATGGGTCAAGTAGTGGTCCGTTGGGCCATGGTGGTGCCGTAGTCTTACGAGATTCTCTGCCAGTGTCCAGTTCGTCGTAGTAAGCCTTGTAGATGAAATGGGTGTACTTGGATTTTTTTTCTGGTTCTTTGACGTCGGAAATGTCGGTGACGTCGGACCCGTCGTACGCGTCAGGGTCCTCCTCGTAAGTCACTTTGGACAAACAGTGGGCGTAGAGATCACCTGGCCCGAGACGCTGCCCGATGACAGCCAACAAGCCACCTGGGTCGACGCGTGCCTCAGCGACGGTATCCCACCGTTCCAAAAGTTTGTCGCGGGCAACGGACTCTTTGGCGTTCTCTGGGGTTGCCACGTCGTCGAACAAACAGAGGTCAGCACGATGACCGATGAACTCTGAGTCAATACCATACGACGACACCGTAGGTTCTTTGTTATCCAAACCAGATAAGTCTTCTTGTTCAACGATGAACTCCTCAGCACGCCACAACGCACCACTTGATGACGGTTTGAAACGCCCATAGTCGATAGAAAGGCAGCCTTCTGCGTTGAGCGCCAACCCTTTCTCCACAAGAATCGGATCAGGGCTAAGAGGAAACGGTCGTTCCAACGTCTCCCTGATACGACGCGAGTACATCTTCGCCAACGTCTGCGTAGCCGAACCAATCAGCACACGAATCTTACGATTCCGTACAATCATCCAACACGCAAAGTCGTGAAACAGTGTCGATTTGCCTGCTCCTGGGGGACAGTTGATGCAAATGAACTCTTTCTCCGGTGATTCCAACATTTGCACAATCTTGTACGCAGCATCTACCTGCCACGGGCTAGGAACCCTCCCCAAGTATCGTCGACGGAAGTAATCAAAATCATCCCAACCACGCTGCGCCTCCGGACTAAGACGCTCATAAGGGATAACAGGTGGCAGATCAGCGACATCCATCGCATGTTTCCACGCATCATTCTGCACACCACCCTGCTTTTTGCGAACCTGCCCGACTTCTACTTCAGCAAGTTTGATTTCGGCAGTAGCTTTACGTCGTTTTGCTTCCCACTGGGATGCAGTGTTGGGGTGGATGCCAGCAATTTTCGCCGCATCCTGAATACTCATCCCTGATGCTCTGGATTGCCAGTAGCGGGCTACGTCTTGTGGCGGGATTTGCCGTCTCCCCGAACGACCAGCAGGCATTACTTCTTGTTCTTCCCGCCTCCGCGAGCGCGCTTCTTTGCAGTCGATACAGCATCCTTCACGTAACCGACACCCTTTTGCGCAGCATATAGACCAGCAGCGCCACCAATCCCACCAGCCGCAGCACCCCTACGACCAGCACTTGAAAGTCGCGCCCAATCATTCGCTTGCCTTGTGGCCTGAGCTTTTGCAATTCCTTCAATTTGTTTAGCAGTCAAATCAGGTTTCTTCACAAACACATCTTTGCCTTTGAATACGCCCTGCGGCGTATACACATCAGCTTGTTTCGACACACGAACAGTCTTTCCGGTAGCGCTCGGTGCTTTGCCCAAACCGCGAACAAGATCGTCAGCAACATCATCACCGATATTACGAATAGCGTTCTTGACAGGCGGCGTTTTCAATACCGAACTTATGGCTTTTACAAACAAACTTTTTACACCACCAACACCCATCTCGGAACGCTTCACTTGTCCTGATGCGATTGCGTTGATGTACGCAGCTTTTGATCCGTAGCCGCCCCAATCGTTTGAAGAATCACCACGCTTGATTGCTTTAGCCATTGTGCCTGCTAGCATACACGCTGCCGGTCGGCGTTGATCGCATATGGGTTGTGCGACGGGTTGTTGGCGTCGACCGGCACCTGCTACACTCTCATCGCCACGTCGAGAGACGCGCACAACACCCAAAGAATACGGACCCTAAACGATTACATTCCTCCTCACCACAACTATCGGTGAGGGCAGCATGGTTAGATCGCATGGGATGAGTGGCCTGAAAAGGGGACCGATGGTGGTCGCCTTCTTTCGGTATCAAGACAGACGGGTTCAGGCGTAAAACAGAACTTGGGGGGGCTAAAGAAATGCCTGACGCCTCGCATACGCTCGTTGTCCTAGCGCCCTCACATACGTTCGGTTGCTACCACCGGTGCTTACACAACTTCGAGAACAGGCGCGACCAGGCGCAGCACAAAAGATAACATTCACCCCCCACCTCCACCCCCACCTCCCTCCGAGCAAAAACGGCGCGCCACAAACACCCGCAACCTCACGACCCGCGAGACCCAACCACAAAAATGACCACACACAAAACCACTAATACATACTCTCTGGCCCCCTGGCCTCGGCATACCCTCGGGGGTACGGGTGGTGGTGTGGGGCATGGTGCCGGCCTCTCGTGTTCGGTGTGGTCGGCATCGATGCGAGCGAGATCGCTCAACGCGAGCGGGCTTTACGATACCGGCGTTGCGACAAGTAGGGGCCGGCGGTAGTTGGGTAGCGGGCTGCTGGCGTCGCCTACTGCGTGGCGGGTGGTGGTGTTGTTGCCGGATACGGCAAGGCCGCCAGCGTTTTGCGCTGACGGCCTCGGCCTGGGGGTTGGGTGTTGTGGTGTTAGTTCATGCGGCGGGGCATGATAAGTACGCGGGCGGCGAGGTTGTTATTGTTGATGGTGTAGATCATCGGTTTTGTGTTGCCGTCTTTGTGTTGGGATACGTGGCGTATCTCGGTGGCCTTCATTTGTTTCGCGGTTTTTGCGAGGCGTGCGAGGTAGGCGGGATCGATTGCGTAGGGCTGAATGGTGGCGTGTTGGTCCTGGAATAGTCCCCATGTGCGTGGCCAGATTTGTTCACTGCTGTTGTCTCGGCGGCCTGTGGTGGTGCCGGCGAGGGTTCGTAGTTCCCATGTTTCTGGGGTGAGGGTGAGCACGGTCTCGCCGCTGACTTTTTTGGGCATGGTTGCGAGTATGGCGGCGGGATCGATGAGCGTGGCCTCGGTTAGGGTGTGGGCGACTCGGTGGGTGATCTGGATTAGGTTGTAGCTGTCTGTGGCTTCCCATTTTAGGGCGGTGGTGGGTTCGTCTTTGACGTGTTCCACGATGATTGGTTCCACGCGTGCGAGGGTGAGCGCTGCGCGGCTGAGGTCTGCCGTGGTGTATAGGTCTAGGACGGTAAGCACGGTGTGGAGCGTGCTGGCGTCGGCTGCTAGTTGTTGGGTTGTTGTGGTGGTGTTCATGGGTTGGTTTCTCCTATTGGTTGTTGGTTGTTGTTCGTGGCCGGTTGGCCGCGATTCTGTGTGCGCGTCGGCGGTTGTTGCGTTGGCGTTCTTGGTCTATGCCGGCGTCTTTGCCTACGTAGTAGGCGGCGATAATGAGGCCGTTTGCGAGGGCGAATACTGTCCAGGTCATACGCTGCGCCACGTGTGACCGGTGGCCTCGT